ATCGAACCAGCCCTGACCATCCCCGAGGAACCACCCATGACCGAGACGACGCCGGAGACCCCGGCTGCCCCTTCGGCGCCGCCCGCTGCGTCGCTGCCCACCATCCCGCCCCAGGAGAATCCCGTGACCACCGCTCCCGCCACCCCGCCCGCCGCTCCGCCCGAGCCGACCCGTGCCGCGCCGCTGGCGCCCGACCTGGAGGCCATCCGCGCCGAGGCGGACCGCGCCGCCGTCGAGCGCATCGCCGCCTATGAGCCGGTGCTGGCTGGCGCCCGCGGCCTCGTCAGCCCCGACCTGCTCGACGCCATGCGCGAGGCCGCCATCCGCGACCGTATCTCCCCCGAGGTGCTCCGCGGCCGCCTCTGGGACGCCTTCGCCACCCAGGGCCCGCGCCCGAGCCTGCCGGCGCGCCCCGAGACCGGCCCCGGCCAGGACGACCCGGCCAGCCTGCTCGACGCCATGGCCGAGGCGCTCGCCGCCCGCTCCATGCCCGGCTACCAGGTGCCCAGCACCGGCCCCGGCGCCGGCCGCCATGTCGAGTTCATGGGCTGGCGCCCCTCCGACATGAT